ACGCAGAAGTCGATGAACATGGGCTTGTTCGAGATCAAAGAGAGTACGCACATTGACGGAAACGGTTGCAACATCGTAACCAGAACGCCGAAGGCAACCGGGAAGGCACAGATCTACTTCGTGAATAAATTTGTAGGAGGGATGAGCGATGACGATAACGGAGTGTAACAGTCCGGTAGCTGAGAACATTGCACGGATCATCGCTGAAAAAGGGCTGAAGCAGGTACATATTTCTGAAAAGGCCGGATATAACGCATAGAACCTTAGCGATATGATCCATGGTCGAAAGCTGATTAAGGTAAGTGATTTAATCCGCATCGCGGCGGCACTTGATGTTGATGCAAAGTACCTTCTGTAGCGCAAAAGAAAGGAATTTGTTTGAAAATGAATTATGGTTCATTCATAAGAGAACAGGTAATAAAAAATCTGCTATCTTCACAGACGAAAATAGCAGAGGCCGGGAATGCAAAAGGACTTGTTATATTATCAAAATTCATTTTAAAGATTTCGCACCAGTTTGATAACGAAATCTTGGAGTTGGGGTTTGAAATAAACAACAAGAATTCCGAGTATCCACCAGATGAAGGTAAATAGGACATTGCATATCTTGTAAGCGGTAACTTCAGAGGATATTCCAATATAAGCCAGTAATGATTTTGGGAGGAAAACGATTAAATCAATCCAGTAAAACGGATTGAAACTATCAAGCATATTTTTTCGGAACACGCCTTCTGCCTCTTCGAACATGTTTAGCGTAGTGACAGAAAATGCGACACGTGTACTTGGAAACATAGAGAAGGTGCTTACGTTTCCAGAAACAATTTGCCGGTTTCCAATATGCTCAGATACAGGAATTTTTTTATCTTTAACATGAGCTTTTTCAAACAAGGAAAGCACTTCTTGACGATAGAGATTCATATTGTCGCATTTATGCTCAAGAAATTCAGAAAAATATGTTTGTAGTTTTTTGATTCTAAAATAATGAATTAAATTTGTAAGAAATTTATATGCAACAACCAAAAGAAATAATGCTAAAAAGCGCATGGTATGGTTTATCCTTTCACGTTAATGATGTCTTTGAAAAAAGTCCCACAGGAAGGACCAGTTCCCACGGGACACAATACAAAAATAATTTGCAACTACATAATAGCTCAAAAATGATTATGAATCAATAGAAAATCATTACAGAGCCGGGTTGCATACGATAAGGAGATAAGGAAGAGGTGATGCCTTATGAAAGAAATCATGGTTGTTACTCGGATCACGATCGGAGGACAGCAGTATACGGCAGAGGAACTTGGAGAAGAGAAAGTAAAAGAGATCGTCCGCCAGCGGATGGAAGCCGCTGTGGAGTCGATCGGGTATGAAAGGACGCAGAAATGAAAGTAGCAGATAAAGCGGCGCTGGCGGTCGGCGCGGTTGGTACATGGATCTACATCGGCGGCGTGGATTCGGATCTGTGGGGCCGCGCCGCCCTGGGAGCTGGAATGTTCCTTCTGGCGCTCGTGGCAAAGAAGATCGGCGATTATGTCGAAGCGTGCCGCGAGGAGCAGGAAGAGCGGGAAGAAGAGCGCCGGGACGAGGTGTTTGCGGCGTGGATCCGCTCAGGGTCGTTGAAAGAAGGGTGAGAATGATGCAGATTGTTGAATATACGGAGGCAGTGGATCTGACGATGCACGGAATGCATGATGATATCTACGTCATGCATCCGGTTGCCATCAGCAGTATGACCATGCAGGATGTGCGGGCGGCCGCAGAGGCTGGTGCAGTGTTTGCGGTAATGCAGACGCAGGCCAAGGCGGAAGAGCGGCCGAAGAAAGAGCCGGAGCCAAAAGCAGAGGTAAAACCAACGCCCCCCCCGAAGAGCCCTGCAGGACAGGGCCGTAAGAGGAAACTGGATACCGGCAAGATGAGGGCGCTTCGGGAGGCCGGATGGTCCTATGAGAAGATTGCAGACGAAATGGGCTGCAGTGCGGGGACCGTATGAAATTACTTTAAAGACAAGGAGGCAGAAGAATGAAAAAGTATGAATATGCTGGTATTGACGTAAGCACAGAGAAAAGCGCGGCAGATGCGGCAAACTGCTACATCGAAGCGGTACGCCGTTACATGGAAGCTGAAAACATTCCAGACGCTGATACAATCGCGGCAATCTTGGGATTGCAGCGGGTAGAAGAAAACAAAAAAGAAGGAGAAAAGAAAGGTGAATGAAGATAAGATCCTGGTGCCGTTGGATGACTATGAGGAGAAAGCAAAGGACCAGCGAACCGTGGAAATCATCCGCGATATGGTGATCCGCGAAGGAGATGTTGCTGTAAACACGCTGTGCGTATTGCTCGGAATCATGGGAGAGCCATGGAAGAAGTAGGAGGAGAAAGAGAATGAAGGAACTGCAGATTAAGATCAGTCAGGAACCGGCGGTGATCCGGTGTAACTTTGAGGATGTGAAAGCACAGTTGTCTGCAAAGATGGCGGAGTACCAGGGCGCGGTGTTCACGGAGGAGTCCAAGAGCGTCGCCAAGGCGGAGCTTGCGTCTCTCCGGAAGACCAGAGACGAGGTGGAGAAGCGCCGGAAAGAGGTCAAGGCGCAGTGCCTAGTACCGTACAATGACTTCGAGGAGAAGGTGAAAGAGCTGCTGGAAATCATCGACGAGCCGATCTGCCTGATCGACAGCCAGCTGAAAGAGATGGAAGCAGAGCGCATCCGAAAACGTCATGCAGATGTTGAGGCGATGTATGCAGATTGCACCGGTGAGTGGGCGGAGTACCTGCCGCTCAAAGAGATCTATGTGAAAAAGTGGGATAACGCAACCACCAGCCTGAAGCAGATCGAAAAAGAGCTTCTGGCAATGATTGAAAAGGTTGCTTCTGAGGTGGCAATCATCCGCAATACGCAGTCGGATGTCGTGGAAGATGCGCTGCAGATCTATCAGAAGAACCGTGACCTCGGTGCCGCCCTTACCAGGATCAATACATACGATGATAACAAAAAGCGGGCACTGGAAGCAGAACGCATCCGCCGCCAGCAGGAAGAGGAGCAGCGCCGCCAGGCTGAGATCGAGAGAGCACGGGAAGAGGAACGCAGAAAGCTCGAAGAAATCGCCAAGGCCAGAGAGGAAGAACGGAAAAAGGCGGAAGAAGCGCTGAAAGCGGCGGCAGTGGCAGCACCAGAGCCGGAAGTACCGTTTTCACTCGATGATTCAGAGGACGGCGATGATCTTCCGTTCCCACAGCCGCAGACAGTTACGATGTGGTATAAGATCATTGCTACACCGGATGAACTGGAGCAGGCGGAAATGGCATTGAACAGCCTCGGCATCTATTTCGAAAGGAGACAGGCATAATGGCAGAAACAGAGAAAAAGGAATATCCGATGATCTATCGCTCGATTGCCGGTGTGATTGCGGATGTTGGCGCGGTTGGAAAAGATAAGATGAATAAACAGCAGGGATTTAAGTTCCGCAGCATCGATGATGTGTATAATGCTCTGCATCCGGCGCTGGCGAAAAATAAGGTGGTCATCGTGCCGGATATTCTGGAACGGGAGGTAGAGAAACTGCAGACGGCAAAAGGAACGCTGATGCATCATGTTACCTGCACAATCAAGTTTACGTTCTATGCAGAGGACGGATCTTCCATTGAGTCTACACTCGTGGGAGAAGCATTGGATACAGGGGACAAGGCTACCAACAAGGCCATGGCGATTGCATACAAATATGCGTGCTTCCAGGTATTCTGCATCCCAACGTCTGATATGGCAGATCCGGATGCGGAGACGGTAAATGGTCTGCAGACAGCCGGAAACCCGCCGCAGACCCAGCAGACAGAGAATACACCAGCGGCTGATATGCGAACCAGCAGAATCAACGGTGAGATGCTGCGGAGACTGCAAGGAGAGTTGGCAAGAACCGGCGTGCAGGAGGTGCAGATCAACAATACATTCAAGGTCGGAAAAATCAGTGATCTGACCGTGGAGCAGTACAACAAAGCGATGCGCCGCCTGCAGAAAACACCGAACCGGCAGAGTGCTCCGAGAAATATCCCACCGCAGGAAGAAAACCTTCCGGGGCAGATGGATATCACGGATTATCCTGGCGCGGTGCCAGGTATGTAACAGGCGTTTTAAACGCCACGGAATAGCATCTTAAGAAAAAAGGTACCCGCGCGGCCGGAAAATGGCTGTGCGGGGCAAATAGAGAGGATAGAGCATGAATAAAGTAATTTTGATGGGCCGCCTGTGCGCGGATCCGGAAGTGAGATACGCACAGAATCAGAACCAGACCGCCATTGCACGGTATCGTTTGGCTGTTGATCGGAGGTTTCACAGAGACGGCGATGCAACCGCAGACTTCATCAGCTGTGTTGCATTCGGAAAAGCGGCAGAATTTGCAGAGAAATACCTGCGCCAGGGTACGAAGATCGCAATTACCGGCCGGATTCAGACCGGCAGCTATACCAATCGGGAAGGTCAGAAGGTCTATACAACGGATGTAGTGGTTGAGGAGCAGGAGTTTGCAGAAAGTAAGAGTGCCAGTGCTGGAAACGGCGGAGCGGCACCGCAGACGGCGGACCCGGATGGGTTTATGAATATTCCGGATGACATCGGAGAAGAGTTGCCATTCAACTAGAAGGGGGCGCAGTATGGGAAAAATCAATAGCAGAGAAAAGGGCGCCCGGTTTGAACGTGAGCTTGCCAGAACATTCCGAGATTATGGTTACACGGGGAGTCGCCGAACCGCACAGTATTGCGGAAATACTGGTGATGCCTCCGATGTTGTAGGGCTGCCAGGCATCCATGTCGAGGCAAAGCATCAGGAAAAGATGTGTTTGTATGACTGGGTAGCGCAGGCAAAGCGTGATTCAAAAGGAACCGGCGACCTTCCGGCGGTATTCCACAAGAAAAATTACGCGGAAGTACTGGTAACAATGCCGCTTGATGACTGGATGCAACTGTATCGAGAATGGGAAGCCGGGCAGGAGCTGGAAGAAGGTGAGAAAGATGTCGGATGTCAAATGGATTAAGATTACAACGGATATGTTTGACAATCGAAAGATCCGGCATCTGAGAAAACTTCCGGAAGGGAATAGCATTGTTCTGATCTGGGTGATGCTTCTTGCGATGGCAGGAAAATGCAATGATCACGGGAAAATATATCTGACGGAAAACATTCCTTATACCCCTAAAATGCTGGCGGATGAGCTGGATTTTGAAGAAAATACGGTTCAGTTGGCACTGCAGGCATTGGAACTGTTGGATATGATCGTGCTGGACGATGGGTATTTTTCCATCACTGGCTGGGAAGAGCATCAGAACATAGAAGGAATGGACCGGATCCGGGAACAGAACAGAATCCGAAAGCAAAGGCAGAGGGAAAAAGAACGATTGATTGCGGAAAGTCGCGTGATGTCACGTGACAGTCACGCAACAGAAGAAGATAAAGATAAAGAAGAAGAAAAAGATATAGATAAAGAGAGTAAAGAGAAAGCAACCTGCCAGCAGGTTGTGGATCTGTACCACTCCATCTGCATTTCCTATCCTCGGGTTATTCAAATATCTGAAGCCAGAAAGTGGGTGATTCAAGCACGATTGAAGGTGTACACATTGGAACAGATCAAGACTGTGTTCGAAAAGGCAGAAGCGTCAATGTTTATGAAAGGCGCGAACAAGCGTAACTGGACGGCTGATTTTGACTGGCTGCTTAATGATGCAAATATAGTGAAGGTTCTTGAAGGCAAATACGATAATGGGGCGTGGAATAAAAAAGCGGAGGAGGAGTGGAAAACGTCCCATAGTAATAAATTCAATAATTTTCAGCAGCGGGACTACGATATGGGCGCGTTGGAACAGAAACTGCTTGAAAAAGACCAGAGTGTGGGAGAGTGAAAATGGAGAAATATGATCCGTGGCACGCTGGTGAGCACCAAAACACGGTGCCGCCAGTGCCTGCGGTGGGAAGGAAGAGAAGATGCAGAAAACGCCGGAAAAGGTAGAAAGGCAGATCCTGGCACTGCTGAAAGCGGGGATGACGCAGAAGGCGGTGCGGGAAAAGTTCGGAGTCGGGCACGCCGTCATTCGCAGAATCGTGGAAGAGAACGGTCTTCTACGGGCTGATCGGGAACTTGAACGGCATAAAAAGCTGGATTTTCCCCAGTATCTTCTGGATGACTGGGACGAAACAAGAATTGAATTATTGGAAAGGGCGAGAAGATAGCAGTGATTGGAATTGTTGTGTTCTGCGGTGCGTTGGTTGGCCTGTTTGCCTGGTTACTGAACCGGCCAGAGCGTCCGAAGGATCCGAAAGAGGACGAAGAACAGATGGAATACTTAAGAGAATGGAGTGAGAAACATGGTAAGGATAACAGAAAAGAGTAAAACAGGATTATGGCACATGAGAGGTGTAAGTTGGGAGCAGCTTCGGACTGGGCATAAAATTACAAAAACGGTAAGCGAAAAGATCTACGGTGCTTTGTGCAAACTAAAAGACTATGAGGATTCTGGTATGAATCCGGATCAGGCAGCGGAAGCGGCCGAAAAGAATACGCCGACGGAACCGAAGGAAATGCTGGATTGGAACGGAATTACGGCTTACGAGTGCGAAAACTGCGGATGTGATGTATTTGAGACTCAGAACTACTGCCCGTACTGCGGCCAAAGACTGAAATGGGAGGAGTAACCATGAATGGTGAAGGATATCGTGATCCGACAGCGGACAGGGCAATTCGAAACGCTACCCGCCTGCCGAGACAGATCTAGAGTGTGGTCAAGGCTATACGGGAGGTTTTGAACGTGTCGCACCTGGAATTGGTCGAAATCAGAATGAGAGACAGAACAACCGGAAGAGAACATAAGTGGGGAGGTGATACCAATGGAGAAAAAGGTTCTGGAGCAGTACATAGACGCGTGTGAGCTGATCAAGGAGACGGAAAAGGACATTAGACGGCTGAAGAAGAAAAGGCAGACCATCGTGCAGACGAACGTATCCGGGAGCAATCCGGATTTTCCGTACAATCCGCAGCACTTCAAAATCGCGGGGACAGCGTTCACTTATGAGGAGGATGCCCGCCTGCGGTACGAGGAGAAGATCTTAGAGGAGCGTAAGGAGAACGCCCAGAGGCTGAAAACGGAAGTGGAGCAGTGGATGAACCACATTCCGCAGAGGATGCAGCGGATCATCAAGTACAGAGTCTTCGAGGAGATGAGCTGGAGCCAGGTGGCAAGTAAACTGGGGCGGAAAGCTACGGAGGGCAGTGTGAAAATGGAATTTCAAAGATTTTTCGAGAAAGAGTAAACTTTGTTACGTTTGTTACATATGTTACAATTCAAAATGTTATAGTGTATCATGGAAGAACGGCAGGAAGGGTTTCATCTTTTCTTTACCTCCTTGTGAATGTATTTTGAGCGGCGGCAAGGTGTCACAGCCTGGCCGCTGATTGGGCGGCATCAGCCCGTGGAAAAAGTCCGAATGATGCACGGTGCAGATTGGTACCCTGCACCTATTGGAACGTAGCTCAAGGAGAGCGCAGAGACGCCGGCACGAGGCGCAGGTTCGAATCCTGCCGTTCCAACTCTCCATTGACTGGAGAATCATCCCCCATATATTTTTTACGAAACGTCCTGTAGAAATGCAGGACGTTTTGTAGTATGATGACAGAAAAAGGAGGAAAGTATAGGATGGATATAGGATTTGTAATTACGTATTTGCTTTGCCCAATTATTGTTTCTGTTGGCTTAATAACAGGGAAAAGGACAGGAGACCATCATCAATTATTGACGGCATATGCATTTAAAGGAATGTTTTATTTTTATTCGGCTGCGGCGAATTTGATCCATTTTATTAACCAATCGCATACAGAAAGAGATATTATTGGGCTTGCGATTGGATTGGCGATTATTGAGGGGACAAATGGAATAATGGAAGCAAAAACAGCTGCTTTAGAATGGGCAAAAGAGCAAGAAAAAAAATAATATGTGAAAATCATAGGCGGTCTTGCATAGAGACTGCCTTTTGTTATATTCAAAAACGACGAATCGAGGTGATGGAACATGGCCCGGGCGCCAGATAAAAGAATAGAGCAGGCAAAGGGCATGTACCTGAAAGGCATGAAATTGGTTGAGATTGCAAGTCAACTGAATCTGCCGGAAGGAACTGTTCGCCGTTGGAAATCTACTCACAGATGGGATAACGAGCGTTCGGATAAAAAAAGCGAACGTTCGGATAAGAAAAAAAGAGGCGGTCAACCGGGAAATCAAAATGCGACCGGTCCGCCGGGAAATAAGAATGCAGTTAAGACAGGAGAGTTTGAAGCTCTCTTTTTTGATTGTCTGGATCCAGAAGAAAAACGGTTGACTGAAATGGTGACGCCGGACAAGGAGCAGTTGCTCCTGCAGGAAATTCAGCTATTGACTGTGCGGGAACGGCGGATGTTGAAAAGAATTGAGATGCTGAAGAACATGGAGCAGCCGACGGCCGATGAAAATATTGAGCCAGAAGAACAAGTTCCAGCGGGAATGAGTGTTACCGGATATCGATCTGGAATTGAAAAAGGAAAACCAACTGTTTTAAAAGAATACGAGGGGATTTTGGGACAGATCCAGTCCATAGAAGATGCCCTGACCCGTGTGCAGGCACGGCGTCAGCGAGCCATCGAGGCCTTGCATAAATTTGGCTATGATGATGCGCGGCTGGAGCTGGCGGCAATGCAGCTTGAATTCGAAATGAGCAAACAGGACGTTCAGCAGGAAGAAACCGGCGACGATGGATTCCTTTCTGCGATGAATGCCGTGGCGCAGGAAGTCTGGGGTGATGAGAGTGTATGAGAAAATCTCATCATTGAAAGAAAAGCTGCAGAAACTCAAACAAAACATCAAAAGCCGGCAGAAAGACCAGACATTCCATTTTTCGCCGTTTTCCAGAAAGCAGAATCAGGTTCTTACCTGGTGGTGCGAGGATTCGCCTGTTCATGATAAGGATGGAATTATAGCTGACGGTGCGATCCGATCCGGAAAAACTATCAGCATGTCCCTCTCATTCGTGATGTGGGCGATGCATACGTTCAACGGTCAGAACTTTGCCATGTGCGGCAAGACCATCGGTTCCTTCCGACGTAATGTCCTGTTCTGGTTGAAACTGATGCTCAAATCCAGAGGATATTCCGTAACTGACCGCAGAGCGGACAACCTCATTTTGATCAGAAAAGGCGATGCGGAGAACTACTTTTATATTTTTGGCGGAAAAGATGAGCGTTCACAAGATTTGATTCAGGGTATCACGCTGGCGGGTGTGTTCTTTGATGAGGTTGCGCTGATGCCGGAATCCTTCGTCAATCAGGCAACCGGCCGATGCTCCGTTGAAGGTTCCAAATTTTGGTTTAACTGCAACCCGGACGGCCCATATCACTGGTTTAAGCTCAATTGGATTGACAAAAGGAAAGAAAAACAGCTGCTGTATCTCCATTTTACAATGGATGACAACCTAAGCCTATCCGAGAAAATAAAAATCAGATACCGAAACATGTATACCGGGGTGTTCTATAAAAGATATATCCTGGGCTTGTGGGCTATGGCTGAGGGTATTATCTACGATATGTTCAGCGAAGCACAACATGTGAAAGATCCATCGCTATTTGAAAATTTATTGCTTGACAGCAATAGATATGTCAGTTGCGATTATGGAACTCAAAATGCAACGGTGTTTCTCCTGTGGGAAAAAGGAACGGATGGCGTTTGGTATTGTACGAAAGAATATTATTATTCTGGACGAGAGGAAGGAAAGCAGAAAACGGATGCAGAGTATGCAGATGACTTGGGAAATTGGCTGGATAAGATGGAAATTCGCGCAATTATAGTGGATCCTGCGGCTGCTTCTTTTATTGCGGAATTGCGAAAACGTGGATTCAAAATCATAAAAGCCAAAAATGATGTAGAGGACGGAATTCGATTGGTAGCAACCAAATTGAATTTGCAAAAAATTGTATTTTCAACGACTTGTATAAATACAATTAAAGAATTTGCATCTTATATTTGGGATAAAAAAGCTGCTGAAAACGGAGAAGACAAGCCAGTGAAGCAATATGATCATGCGATGGACGCTGTAAGATATTTTGTATATACAATACTTGGGGAGCGACCGAGGCTGAACAGAAAAGTGAAAGGAGGAATTTAGCGTTGCACACGAATTTATACAGACTGCCGTCTGAGGAGATACTGACGGATTCTAAACTGAACGAATTCATCATGCGGCATGCCGGAGAGTGCGCATTTAGATACAGCAGGCTGCAGGAGGCCTACGAGACGGATTACCCGATCCTGCATGAGCCGTTAAAGCCCAAGTGGAAGCCGGACAACCGAATCATGGTCAATTTTGCAAAATATATCGTGGATACGATGAATGGTTTCTTCATCGGGCATCCAATTAAGCTACTGGTTGATGGTGGAAACGAAGCGGTTGAGAAATATGTTGAGTTCCTGGATCAGTACAACGATCAGGACGATAACAATGCTGAACTGTCCAAAATCTGCAGTATCTTTGGCAAGGGTTATGAAATGTATTATGTGGATGAGAATGGGAATATCGGTATTACATACCTGAGCCCGCTGGATGCATTCATGATCTACGATGATTCCGTGCTGGAAAGGGAACGATATTTCGTGCGGCTGTATTACGATTCGAATCAGATCCTTCATGGAAGCGTATCGGACGAGACGAAGGTCCGCTGGTTTACAATCAAAGGAAAATTGCTCTGGGATGCAGACGAGAAGATACACGGCTTCGACGGCGTTCCGGCATCGGAGTACGTAGAAAACAAGGAGCGTATGGGAATCTTCGAGCCGGTCCTTACGATGATTAATGCATACAACAAGGCGATCAGCGAGAAAGCCAATGATGTTGACTATTTCGCGGATGCCTATCTCAAGGTTCTTGGTTCCAAGCTGGAAGAAGACGATGTGGCGCATATCCGGGATGACAGAATCATTAATTTCGACGGGGACACCGAACGGTTGATTGTCGAATTTCTTCAGAAACCGGATGGTGATACCACGCAGGAGCATCTGATCGATCGTCTGGAAAAGCTCATTTTCCATATCAGCATGGTGGCCAATATCTCGGATGAGAATTTTGGCACCAGTTCCGGCATCGCTATGAAATATAAGCTGCAGGCAATGAGTAACTTGGAAAAAACGAAAGAGCGGAAATTTACCAGCGGTATGAACCGGAGGTATCGTCTGATTTTTTCAAATCCGGTCTCAGGAATGAAAAAAGATGACTGGGTGAAGATCCATCCACATTTTACACCAAATTTCCCGGCAAACCTGCAGGAAGAGGCAGAGATCGCGAAGAATCTGGAAGGTGTGGTCAGCCAGGAAACACAGCTCGGGGTGCTGTCTATTGTGGACAATGTACAGGATGAAATCAAGAAAATTGATACCGATCAGAACAAGGTGAGAGCGGATCCAGTGATGAAGCAGATGTTTGGCGGCGGTGGACAGGATGACGAGTAAGGAATACTGGCAGAAACGTGAGACGGAACATGCCAAGAAGAATAAGATGTCTGAGCAGACCTATGCAGAAGAGATCCGGAAGACCTATGCGTATATGGCGGATCAGATTCAGAAGGAAATCGATGGATTTTACGCAAAATACGCCAATGCTGAGAAGATTTCGCTGGCAGAAGCAAAGAGAAGGGTTTCCAAGCTCGATATCGAAGAGTATGGCAGGAAAGCGGCGAAATACGTCAAAGAAAAAGATTTTTCCGACCAGGCGAATGAAGAGATGTGGCTGTACAATGCAACCATGAAGATCAACCGTCTGGAACTGCTGAAAGCCAATATTGGGCTGGAAATGGTATCCGGATTCGATGAACTGCAGAAATATTTCGATCGGACGCTGACACAGCAGACAATAGAAGAGTTTCGCAGACAGGCGGGTATTCTCGGCAATTCCGTGCAGGAAAATGGAAAAATGGCGCGGACAATCGTGGATGCATCATTCCACAATGCCACCTATTCTGACCGGATCTGGATGTACCAGGACATGCTGAAAGCAGAGCTGGATAAGCTGTTGAAAACGGGGCTGATCCAGGGAAAGAACCCGCGGGAGCTTGCGGTGCACCTGCAGAAACGCTTCGGCGCAAGCAGGGAGGATGCAGAGCGGCTCATGGTCACGGAGCTTGCCAGAGTCCAGACAGAAGCGCAGAAACAGTCCTACCTTCGAAACGGATTCGAGGAGTATACATACGTTGCCTGCGGGAATGCAGATGTCTGCGAACGGTGCCAGGCGTTGGATGGCAGGCATTTCAAAGTTCAGGACATGATGCCGGGGACGAACGCGCCGCCGATGCATCCGCGGTGTCACTGCTCCACGGCAGCCTATGAAGACAGTGCAGAATATGAGAAATGGTTGGACTTTCTGGAGCAGGGTGGTACCACAGAAGAATGGGAAGCATCGAAAAACAGAAAGGCAAGATATAAAGACAACGAAGGAATATTCCAAACATTGGATGGCAGATCAAAGGGGCGAGACGTTATCAAACCTCGAAATATCATGAAAGAAATGAAAAAGTCCAGCATCGGAACGGAAATGTTGGAATATCTTCAGGAAAATGATATTCAAATAAAGGTATGGTACGGAGTTGATGTTGATGAAGGACTGGACGGACTTTTCGAAGATGGAGAAATCAACATTTATGCTGATAATACCAAAACGGTTCGTGAAACGGCTATTACGGTGATTCACGAGGCCACGCATGCCAAAATCAACAAGCCAAATACCAAAAGTCAAGAACTGCAATGCTATGTGAACGAGTACAGGCATCAAAACATTGAATTGACAGAGAAAGTGCTCCAGGATATAATTAATCATATAAATGATAAATATCCGAATCTGAAATGGGAGTGATTGTTTATGACGAATACTCTGAATATTCCGCCTCATGAGAGAGTAAAGCTCTTGAGGAAAGGCGAAAAAGTTTTGTGCAAAAAATGTAAAACAGGAGTTATGATTCCTGTTGGCGACCGTGAAAAAACCAATACTTTTTACTGTGATTCTTGCAAGAATCAGTTAATTATCAACTGATGATAAGGAGACAGGACAAATGGCTCAGAATGATTATTTCGTGATTGTATACCAGGTACTGAAATATCTGTATGAATGCTTGAAAAAGGGTGAAAAACCAGAAGCGTGTTACCTTACAGCATCAGCTTATAATATTCCTGAGAATTATTGGCAGTATATCATTTTAAGCCTGATTACAGAAGAATATGTAAAAGGCATTGCTGTTAATCATACGAAAGATGGCGTTCTTTTAGGCGATCTGCCGGATGCTATTATCACGCCCAAAGGTATTTCATATCTGTTTGAGAATTCATTGATCGAAAAGGCAAAAAGGACATTGAAGGACGTAAAAGAGATGGTTCCGTTCGTATAAAACTGTTTAAGGAGTAAAAAACGATAATGGCAAAGAATGACATGGAAGTAATCATGTATAAAATACTGAGATATCTGTATGAATGCATGAAACTCGGTGTAGAACCAGAACTCGAACAGTTCGCGTGGAATTCAAAATTATTTGATATTCCGCAAAGCTATTGGTGCAAGATCATTGCAACACTTGTAAGGAAGGGATATATTACAGGATTTGTGGTCGTTGACAAAACAAAAGACGCGCCAATGCTCCAAACAGACAGACCATTTGAGATTACGTTTGAGGGCGTACAGTTCCTGGAAGAAAACAGCCGCATGCAGAAAGCAAAAGAATATTGTGCTGAAACATTCAACGTGATATTGTCTGCATTACTTGGCGCGATTATTTCATAGTTACCACCAGTCGAGCGGCCGGTGGTATTTTTGTACTCATTTTTAAGAAAGAGAGGGAAAACAATATGGGAAATGAAGAATTTTTAAGTTTATGTAAAGCAAAGGTTGCCGAGTATACCAATGCACATATGGACAAAACGGATCAGAAGCAGATTAGCGTAAATGATGTATATGTTGTATGGAGTTGTAAAACTTTACAGAATAACAAAGCTTTACTCAGTACTACGGTTCCAGATGGAATGTACTATGAACTGACGTACAACGGAGATAAACATGAGTTATATCTGGATGCCTATAAAAAATTTGAAAACAAGTGTTTTGAGATGTAAGGAGAGGAAGAGCAATGAAATTTACAGAAGCATTTAAAATGATGAAACAAGGAGCAAAAGTAAAATTACCGTCATGGGGTGGCCATTGGTACTGGGATCCGGAGAAAGAAACAATTATGATTCAGTGCAGACCGCAGGACGGCGATCAGGGAGAATTGCTTGACATTCGCGAGACACAAAGAGTGGAATACACAACTATGAATCTGCTTTCTGATGAATGGATTGTAGCAGATGAGAAAAACTGTCCGGTTCTTGGCGGCGAAGCAACCTTTTCGTTCGGTGAAGCAATCAAGTATCTGAAACGTGGCATGAAAGTGAAACGCAAGGGCTGGAATGGTAAGAATCAGTACATTCAGCTGGCAACTGAAATTTCTTACAAAACAGCCGAAGGAGATGTTGTGAACTGTGAACATGATGCTATCGGAAATGCGGCTATTGCATTTTGCGGAACTTCTGGTGTGCAGATGGGATGGCTTGCGTCTCAGGCTGATATGCTGGCAGAGGACTGGGTATTTGTGGAGGAATGAAGAACATGAAAAAGAAAATGATGGCAGTGTTGCTGATGGCATTGCTTTTGTGTATGGCCTTTACCGGCTGCGCAGAAGTGAATCAGGTCAGCAACAACATTTCGCAGGAGGCTGACAACTTCAATGTAACGCGGAAACTCACAGTAGTGAATGCACGGACGGACACGATCCTGCTGGAATTGACAGGAACATTTGCCCTGAAAAATAATACGGATAACGAACTTGAGGTCATTATCGAGACAGAAGAGGGCAAATACAAGAAAGATCTGGTATATCTAAATGACTATACCATGTATGTTGTCGAAGATGTTTCCGGAGCAGATGTAGATAAATACCATTATGAAATCAATTTTCTGCCAGAGTGGGGAGCGACAGTAACACACAAAGACTGAAAGGGCAACCATGATTGAAGTAAAAATCCGTCCGGATGAGATTACATTATTCGGCCATGCAAATTATGCAGTAGCGGGGCAGGATATCGTTTGCGCCGGCGCAACGGCACTGGTGCAGACACTGATCCGGTCGATCGAGGATCTGACAGAGGATAAAATAGAATACAGCATATCACCCGGATGGGCAGATATCAAATACGGGAATTTATCAGAGAAAGCAAAAACTCTGGTGGATTCCTTTTTTGTTGGCATCTGTATGATCGCTGACGAATACCCGGACTGTGTCCGGATTGTGTAACAGGTGTGACCGGGATGTCGTTAAACTACAACACCAGGAGCAACGGCACGGGCCTGCATGGAACGGGACGGGGCAGAAAGGGAAAAGAAATGAAGTACAGAAACATGCGTTGGAGAATTCCAATGAACAACCTGCAGTTATTTGCAGAAGGTGAAGGAGACGGCAGCGGAGCCGGAAACGGAAACGAGGACGGAGCCGGAGCAGGTTCTGGAGATAGCGGCAATGAGATGTCGTTTGATGATTTTCTGGGGCAGGCAGAGAATCGCGCGGAGTTCGACCGCAGAGTGCAGAAAGCGGTAAATACAGCAGTGACCAAAGCGCAGGAAAAGTGGCGGGCACTGACTGATGACAAGCTTTCAGAGGCGGAAAAGCTCGCGAAGATGACAAAAGAAGAGAAAGCGGAGTACAAAAACCGTAAGCTGGAGAAAGAACTGGCGGATCTGAAACGGCAGAATGCACTTTCGGAGATGTCAAAAACAGCCAGAAAGATGCTGACAGATGAAGAAATTAACATCCCGGATGAACTTCTGACGCATCTGGTATCTGAAAGCGCTGAGGATACCAAGACGGCGGTTGAAACTTTCGCGAAAATGTACAAGGATGCAGTGCAGGCAGCCGTAAAAGATGCCCTGAAGGGGAATGCACCAAAGGGCGGATCCGGCGGAAAAGGCGCTGTGACGAAAGAGCAGATTCTCGCAGTCAGCAACCCGATCGAACGGCAGCGGCTGATTGCGGAAAATATCGCATTATTTCAGTAGGAGGAAAACAGCATGCATAAAATCGGAAAATTAGGACTGCAGGTATTTGCGGCACCGGATAACATGACAGGTCAGGAACAGATCCAGGTAAAAGCCCGTGAGATTGACTTTGTAACATCTTTCGGCAAAAACATCCAGGCACTGCTTGATGTTCTGGGCATTGCCCGAATGATCAAGAAGGACAACAATACTATTTTAAAGACCAAAAAGGTAACAGGAACCCTGCAGTCCGGAGAGGTGAAAGAAGGAGAAGAAATTCCATACTCCCGGTACGCTGTAGAAGAGATTCCGTTTGATACCATCTGTATTGAAAAATATCGCAAGGGAGTAACCTTGGAAGCAATCGCAGAAAAAGGATACGATGCTGCAGTGCAGGATACCGATGAAGAGTTCAAAACCGATCTGCAGAATGTTGTCATGGACAAACTGTATACACAGCTGAAAGCAGGATCGTTGACTGGCCACGAAAGTACCTGGCAGATGGCGGTTGCTATGGCGATCGGAAAAGTCAAAGATAAATTTAAAAAGATGAAAAGAACAGCCACCGGCGTAGCAGTGTGGGTGAATACGTTGGATGTGTACAAATATGTTGGTGCTGCGGATATTTCCCTGCAGACTGCCTTCGGATTTGAGTACATGAAAAAGTTTCTGGGCGCAGAGGTTGTGTTTGTAAGCTCTGAAATCCCGGAAAACGTTGTTATTGCAACTCCACTCAATAACATCGTCGGATATTACATCGATCCAGGCGACTCTGAGTTTGCAAAGGCCGGTCTCAGTTACACAACAGACCCAACCACTCATTTCATCGGCTTCCATGCACAGGGTACCTATGAGAGAGCAATTTCGGATCTGTACGCTATTATGGGTCTCAGAATCTTCTGCGAATATCTGGATGCTATCGCCTATATTTCCGTTGGTGGATCTGATGCGCAGACGCTCGGAACTCTGAATGTAACATCTGAAGCAGGAACAGAAGATGGAAAGACTAAGATTTCTGTAAAAGAGCAGATCATGTCTGTGAATAACTATTGGAAGTACAAAGATGCGGCATCCGCAACTACCGTGAAATACGGCGATGATGTGAAGAACTGGAGCAAATGGGATGGAGAGTCCGAGATCGCATCTACAGCAGGGCATCATATTACGCTGGTTGAGTGCGACCAGAACTACAAAGCAGTTCGTTCCGGCGATGTAACAGTAGCTGTGAAGAGCTGAGAAAGGGTGATGATATATGTACAGAGTAATCGAGTATTTTACTGATTTGCAGGACAATGACCATGAATACAGAGCAGGCGATACCTTCCCGCGTGAGGGACTCAAGGTATCCGAAGCCCGCCTGGCAGAGCTTGCATCTGCTGAAAATCTGCGTGGTATCCCACTGATCGAGCTGGTGGAGCCGGAAAAGGCAGGCAAAGTGAAAAGCAAGAATAAGGCAGTAGATTCCTTGGCAGAGTAGGAGGCAGCCTATGATCGAAGATCTGAAACTGCTTCTTGGGATGGAAGATACAGACAAAAAGACAGAACAGCAGTTACAGCTGATTCTGAATGCCACGAAACAGCGGCTGAAATTTCTTCTTGGCGGTCTGGAGCCGCCGGAAGAGATGGAATACATCATATTGGATGTTTCGGTCATTCGATTCAACCGGATCGGCTCGGAAGGGCTCTCCTCTCACAGTGTTGAGGGCGAGAGCCTTTCCTGGTCTGAAAATGATTTTGCCGGGTACATGGATGATATTCAGTCCTATCTGGACAGCCAGCGGGAGGCAAGGAAGGGAAAGGTGAAGTTTCTGTGAGATACGATACGCCAATTTTCTTCCAGCGAGTCCTGCCGGGTGAGTATGATTCGAAAACCGGAAACTATGCTGCAGACCAGGTCACAGAGGTGCAGAAAATGGCATCTGTGATGGATACGCGGGCGGAAATCATGCAGATCGTATACGGTGGGATCCGTCAGGGCAGCGTGACAGTGCAGCTCCAGAACCATTATCAGAAGCCGTTTGACAGGATCCGGATTGGAAACACGACCTACAAAGTGGACTATACGCGGAAATTGCGTGTAAAACAGACATTCATACTATCGGAGGTGGTCTGATGCCGAAAATCAAGCTGGAAGGAATGGAAAAACTGCAGGTTAAACTGAAAAAAAACGTGCAGATGAGTAAAGTGAAACAGATAGTAAAGGATAATGGTGCAGCGCTGCAGGAGGCCGCACAGAGAAAGGCTCCGGTGGGAACTCCACAAAGTACCGGAATACCGGGATACGTAGGAGGAACATTGAAACGAAGCATCGTTCTTGAAATCCGGGATGGCGGTCTTACAGCTGAAGTGGAGCCTACAGCAGAATACGCAACGTATGTCGAGCATGGAACACGCTACATGGATGCGCAGCCATACCTTAAGCCAGCTTATGATAAGCAGAAACAGGAATTCATAAAAGATTTAAATAAATTAGCGAGGTGACGCGATGGATCCACAGCAGGAATTATTCAGTGCATTGCTTCTGGAACTGAAAAAGCAGTATCCAGGCATTGTGTATGACACGTTTCTACCGCCGGAAGGCACGCCATACCCGTTTATCTATCTGGCGGACAGCAATTTGACCGACAGAGCCAATAAAACGGCTGTATTCGGCGCTGTAAGCCAGACAATCCACGTCTGGCACGACAATCCGCGGCGGCGCGGCACAGTGTCACAGATGCTCCTGCAGATCAAACGGATTTGCAGGCACTTGGAACATACCGGAAATTTCTCCTGGTCGGTGCAGGATTTGAACCAGAGAATATTGCCGGACACAACTACCAACCAGCCACTTCTTCACGGAATCGTAGAAGTGACTTTTTTATTCAGTTAGGAGAACAGCATGAGAAAAACAATTGATTTACAGTTATTCGCAGATGCGGTACGTGGTAAAAAGATCGTTTATCTGTACCGCCTTAAAAAAGATGCGGCTAAAAATGCAGCTACAGCATTAGCGTTTACGACAGAGAACGGCAGAACGACAAGTAAAGATGCCGATACCACAGAGACAAAGGATGGCACGATCCGTACCCCGGGAGCAGCCGAGGTTGAGATTACGGCAACCAGTATTCTTGCCAAGGGCGACACGCTGATCGACTCTCTTGAAGATGCCATGATCAATGATGAACTGGTCGAGATCTGGGAAGCAAATCTGGATGATCCAGCATCCAGCGGAAGCAATAAATTTAAAGGAAAATACTTCCAGGGCTATGTGACGGAGGTAGAAAAGACTTCAAACGCCGAAGATATGGTGGAGGTGTCTCTTACCTTTGGTGTCAATGGAACCGGTCAGAAAGGTGATGTAACCGTAACGACCGCGCAGCAGGAAATAGCAGCTTACGTATTTACAGATACGACAAAAACAGGAGCGTAAAAGTGTTGAGGGCGAGAAATCGTCCTCTTTTTGAATAGTAAAGGAGAAAAACGATATGGAACTTACAATCAACGGACAGGTGTATCAGTTTAATTTTGGCATGGGATTCATGAGAGAAATGAACAAGAAAGTAAGCATGCCGGTAGACGGAGTAAAAGATGCCAAGAAGAATATTGGCCTGAGATACGCTGTGGCAGGGATCATGGACGGAGATGTAGAGGCTCTTGAGGATCTGTTACTCGTAGCGAATAAAGGGCAGAATCCGAGAGCAACTACAGAAATTCTGGATGAATATATTGATGATCCGGATACCGATATCAATCAGCTCTTCGAAGATACGATGGGTTTCTTAAAGAATGCAAATGCTACGAAGAAATGCGTCCAGAATCTCGAGAAGACGATCGAGGAAGAAAAAGCGAAGAAGTAGGTGGCGTAGCCCATGAAGAGGTGAGTTTCGAAGAACAATACCGGGAAGTTGCAATCAGCTGCTTCCGGTATCTGGGATTCACATCGTTTGAGCAGGTTGATCGTCTGACGATTGCACAGTACGAAATTATGATGGAAGCGCTGAGATATCGAATAGTAGACGACGAATACAGGGCACATCGGCAGGCCTTTCTGAATTTTGCGGCCCAAGCGCAAAAAAAATCCGGAAAGAAAACAGTGCCAGTATACAAGCGATTCCGTAATTTCTTTGACTATGAAAAAGAATTAAAAAATGTGAAGGAAAAGAAGCACAAGAAGGGTGATCCACGATTCGCCGGAATATCCAAATTGTTAAAGAGAGGAGAGTGAACAGATGGCAGAATCTTATAGCGTAAAGGCGGTTTTATGCGCGGAAGATAAGAACTTCTCCTCAATGATGAAATCATGCAACAGTTATGCTGAAAATCTGAAAAATACGCTTACAAGTGGAATTGGATTCGGCGCTATGGCGGCGATCGGATCCAAGGCAGTATCGGCAGTCGGAAGTGGATTAAAAAGTCTGACTACAGGAGCAATAAGCGCTGGTGCGAATTTTGAGAATGCTATGTCATCTGTAGCAGCTATTTCCGGGGCTACAGGATCTGACTTTGATCGGCTGTCTGAAAAGGCGAAACAGCTCGGAAAATCCACACAGTACACCGCAAGTGAGACAGCTTCTGCGATGGAGTACATGGCAATGGCCGGCTGGAAAACTGAGGATATGTTAAATGGAATCGAAGGCGTAATGGATCTGGCCGCTGCATCGGGAGAAGATTTGGCAGGCGTTTCTGACATTGTAACAGATGCGATGACAGCGTTCGGCTTATCAGCAGATGGCACAACCAAAATTATTAAAGATGGTTTTACGAAAGAAGTTTCTAACGCTTCACATTTTGCTGACGTTCTTGCAGCGGCTTCGGCCAATTCCAATACAAATGTTGCCATGTTGGGTGAATCATTTAAATATGCGGCTCCGGTAGCTGGATCGTTAGGCTATAGTGTAGAAGATACAGCCATCGCTCTCGGTCTCATGGCTTCATCAGGATTGAAAAGCAGCATGGCCGGAAGTAGCCTTCGAACTATTCTGACGAATCTTGCAAAGCCAACAGATGATATCAGTGACGCAATGGATTATTTGGGCATATCGTTGCAGAATGGTGATGGCTCGATGAAGTCTCTGATGGACATTGTAACCGATCTGCGCGGTGCATTTGGACAATGCAAAATGCCAATGGATCAGTTCCAAGAGAATCTTGCAAAACTTGACGAAAAGTATGCCAATGGAGAGCTGACAGAAAAGAAGTATAATGAAGCATTAGCAGATTTAACGGAAAAGGCTTATGGAGCAGAGGGAGCGTTAAAGGCCAAATATGCTGCTACATTAGCTGGAAAAGAGGGTATGTCAGGTCTGCTTTCAATCGTGAGTGCGGCACCAGAGGATTTTGACAAGTTAACCAATGCCATTTATAACAGTGACGGTGCAGCCAAAGAAATGGCAGAGATCAAAATGGATAATCTTCAGCACGATGTCGTGAAACTGCAGTCTGCTATGGAAGGACTTGGAATTACTGCATTCAACCAGGTTGGCGGAAAAATGAGAGGTTTGGTTGGCATCGCAACTGAGACGGTTGGAAAAATTGATGAAAAGCTTGCCAGCGGAAAAGGGATCGAAAAGGCTGTCGATAAAATAGAATCAATGGTTGAGAAATCAAAACCATATTGGGATATTTTCAAAACGGACGCATTGGAAGCGGGAACGGCGCTGGGCGATGCGGCTGGGGCGATCATAGGAGATATCAAGAAGCTTTCAGGTTCTTTTGGCAGCACAGAAAGTATTGAAAATTTCTCTACCACTTTGGGAGAGGTCAAAGATGGAATTGTAGCAGTTTCTGGATTTTTGGAAAAACATTCGGACGCGATTGCAAAAGTAGCGGTGGCACTTCCGAAACTCTTGATTGCATATAAAGGCTTTAAAATCGTTAAGGCTGTAGCACCATTTGTTGGCGCATTTACAGGAGCTGTTGGAGGGCTGGCAAAGGCTGGACTCGGGAAAATCGCACCTGGGCTATTTGGTGTTTCAAAAGGCCAGGAGGCGGTTGGAAAATCCAGCGGCGGTAGTGCGAAGAAAATGGTAGCGTCTGCCAAGGCTTTTATGATGATGGGCGTTGGAGTGCTGGCGATCAGCGCAGGATTCTACTTGCTTGCACAGTCGGCAATTGCAGTAGCCAATGCTGGTCCGGGGGCAATAGCTGTTTTTGCCGGTTTGATTGGCGTGGTAGTAGGGCTCGCAGTTGGTATGACGAAAATGTTTTCATCTATGTCCGGCGGCTCAAAGAAATTAACAGCGATGGCACCGGCGCTTCTGGCGTTGGGAGCGGCTGTGCTAATGATTAGCGCAGGTTTGGCACTTTTGGCATATTCTTCGATTCAGTTGGCGAGTGCCGGTCCGCTGGCTATCGGCGTAATGGTAGGAATGGTGGTTGCACTTGGCGGCTTGATGCTGGTGGCCAAGAGTGTAGCGCCAACGCTTTCGGCCGGAGCGGTTGGATTTGTTGCGTTTGGCGCTGCGGTATTAATTGCAGCAGCCGGAATCAGTTTGTTATCCTTGGCGGCTATTAATCTTGCAAATGCCGGTCCGCTGGCTATCGGCGTAATGGTAGGAATGGTGGTTGCACTTGGCGGCTTGATGCTGGTGGCCAAGAGTGTAGCGCCAACGCTTTCGGCCGGAGCGGTTGGATTTGTTGCGTTTGGCGCTGCGGTATTAATTGCAGCAGCCGGAATCAGTTTGTTATCCTTGGCGGCTATTAATCTTGCAAATGCCGGTCCGCTGGCTATCGGCGTAATGGTAGGAATGGTGGTTGCACTTGGCGGCTTGATGCTGGTGGCCAAGAGTGTAGCGCCAACGCTTTCGGCCGGAGCGGTTGGATTTGTTGCGTTTGGCGCTGCGGTATTAATTGCAGCAGCCGGAATCAGTTTGTTATCCTTGGCGGCTATTAATCTTGCAAATGCCGGTCCGCTGGCTATTGGATGTATGGTTGGCATGGTTGCGGCAATCGCTTTGTTGGCAGTTGGAGCGGCTGCTCTTGGACCAGCACTAACAGCGGGAGCAGTTGGCTTTATTGCATTTGGAGCCGCTATTGTTTTGGTAGCAACAGGTGCGTTGATTGCCAGCGCGGCATTGGCGGTTGTGTCCGCTGTTCTTCCTTCAATTGTACAATATGGAAGCCAGGGAGCGGTAGCTATTGCTCAGCTTGGCACAAGCATGATTGTTTTTGGCACCGGAGCTGCTGTTGGAGGAGTTGGCGCAACCGTGCTCGGAGTTGGTCTTGCGTTGGTCGGCGTAACTGCACTGGCTGCAGCCGCAGGAGTAATTGCATTGGCTGCCGGAGCAGCGGTGCTTGGAGCTTCGCTTGTGATGGCAGGTGCAGGTTTGACAATTATGGGAGCAGCATTTCCACTTGTAGCGGCTGGTGCAAAGGTCAGTGCAGCCGGATTGACGGCATTACTTGGATCAGGTACTGCGGCCAGTGCGGTTTTTGTGATTTTGGCAGGATCTTCTGGCGCGGCAGCTGTAACAGTTGGCGTATTTGCAGCGGCAATGGTGGCCGGAGCCGCAGGAACCGGTCTTATGGTAGTTGCTCTGAAATCAGTAAATTCCAGCATGAAGTCAATTGCTGGAAATGCAAAGAGCGCAGAAAAATCGCTCACGAGCATGAAATCGAGCGTCAATGTTGTAAATTCCGGATTGGATGCATTGGGGAACAAAGCAAAAAACGCTATCAGTGCATTAATTAAGCAGTTTTCTCAGGGAGAAAGCAAGGCAAAAACTTCTGGAAAAGCGGTTGGAAATAATTTCAACAATGGCGTTTCAGCAGGAATGTCAAAGGCGGTCTCTACGGCCGGAACAATGTCAAATTCGATTGTAATTACCATGCGATCATCGGCAGGCGGTGCCTATAACAGCGGCGCATACATCGGAATGGGACTTGCAAATGGTATGGCAAGCCAGGTTGGACATGTAAGAGCAGTGGCGGCACAGCTTGCGGCGGCTGCAGAGGCGGCGATCCGGGCGAGAGCACAGATCCACAGCCCATCACGGGTGACAGATAAACTCGGCAATTATTTCGGTATCGGCTGGGTCAACGGCATTATGGATCATGTGCAGGAGGCGAGGCAGGCCGCCATGGAATTGATACAGGTTCCGGAGCTTACACCTGCGCCGGAAATCGGAATGAGCCTTCGGACAGGATCTGAAGACCTGAACGACAGCTACCAGTACAGCAGTAATGGAAAATATACCATCTATGTACCCGTTAATCTGGACGGAAGAGAAATCGGAAAAGCGACCGCAACGTATACACGAGAAGAAATTGAGAAACAGGAGACAAGGGAGAACCGAAAGAAAGGCAGGAGAATGAATGTATAACTTTGTAGATACAACAGAGCGATACCCAGGGCAGAACCTGCCTTCGGAGGCTCTCATGTTTAATGGAAGTTATCTTGAGAACGTAATTCCCGGCTATCGGACACTTTATGTGTCCGGCCGGGAAATTTTGGGTACGGAGATTACAGATCTGGAAACAGGCGTGTCTGACGGTACAAAGTATCGACGAAAGCGTTATCAGCCAAGGACTATTGTGGTGGGATATCAGCTGGTAGCCGAAGATAATGCAGCTTTTCGCAGTGCTTACAACAAACTGAATGCTCTTCTGGATGCAGAACAGGCAACCCTTATTTTTGCAGATGAACCGGACAAATATTATATCGGAACAAAGCAGGGAACGAGTGAAGTGCCGGCGGGAAGAAATGCGATCACTGCGGAGCTGGAATTTTACTGCGCGGATCCATTCAAGTATTCGGTGGAAGAATTTACGGTGAATCCGACTGCGGATGACGGAAAAACGTTCATTGTGTCGTACAACGGCACTTATCGGGCCTTTCCAAAGCTTCAGGCAGTAATGCACAGTGAAAATGGAGTAGTAGGTTTTGTAAATGACTCCAAGAAAATTCTTCAGTTCGGTGATCCGGATGAGTTGAACGGAGAAACATACAAAAAAAGCGAACTGATAACAAGCTATGCTGACCAATATGTCTGGTCACAGGATGCGGCGTGGAAAGATGATACAGGGAGCAACTTCTTATACAGTAACAGCAAGACGGCTGGAAAGCTGGGTGTCATGAGCGTAGACAGCATCAAAGGTCTGTATCTGGCCAGCAGTGGATATGTAAGTCCAAACACAAACGGCTGGAATGGAGCTATGAAATCTATTGATGTGGTAGATTCCAATGGAGCAAAGGGAGCGACGCACCTCTATTGTTACATGAACAGCTGGTTTGAAACTGGTCTTATGGGGCAGACGGGCTGCCAGGCGATTGCTTTCTGCGATGCGAACGGAAAAATGATCTGCTGCCAGGAGATATACAAAACCGATACGATCGGAAACACAGCGCACATGAATATGTGGGTAGGTGGAAACAACCCGCGTATCGTCAAAACATATACTTTTGAACCTTGCCATCGAAAAGATGCAAACCCATACAGCCAAACGTATGGCGCAAGCGACATGATGAAACATGGAGAGAAAATACGTTTTTTCTGGAAGGGCAGTTATCCGGAATTTACAGTTCCAGAATTAAAAGATGTGAAAGTGGCAACAGTGAAATTGTATTTGGGACAGTGGGGAAGTCGAAATACAGGAAATCAGCTTGTCACCAGAAATTATTTCCGCGGCATCTTCGTGAGAATTGACAATGTAGAAAAATGGCGTGATATTCCGAATAAATTTTCGGTAAATCAGGTTTTGACAGCTGACTGTAGCAATGGAGAGGTCATGTTACAGGGACTTCCGAGACAGGATCTTGGTGCGTTGGGCAACGATTGGGAGAACTTTTGCCTGCAGCCTGGAATGAATCAGATCCAATGCATTGCATCGGACTGGGCAACACAGCCAACATACACAATGAAATACAGGGAGGTGTTTCTATGATTTTATATTTTGCGGACCGACATATGAATGTCCTTGGGCAGGCAAGCACAGAGCTACCGAAGGGATTGTACATTTCTGATGATCTGAAAACAGAAGAGGTGGAAGCAGGTGTTGCTACACTAGAATTTACGCTGAATTACACGGCGAGCACGCGGAATGATGCGAAACAGTATGGTTCTGTTGGCAATTATATTCTTCGGAAGAATGGCGATGAGCAGGAATTTTATACGATCATTACCAGCGAAGAAAATATTTCCAAACAGGAAGTAGAAATCTATGCCGAGGATGCCGGTATGGATCTCCTGAACGAGACAGTTGGCGAATACAAAGCAGACAAGGCATATCCAGCGAGCTACTATGTTGAAAAATTCAGCGACGATTCCGGCTTTGAAATTGGAATCAATGAGGTCAGCAATTATAACCGGAAACTGTCCTGGGAGGGTGAGACCACCGCTTCTGAGCGTATTTTGAGCGTTGCCACGCAGTTTGACGCGGAAGTTTCCTATACTTTTGAAATCGACCGGTTGAAAATCAAGCACAAATATATCAACCTGCATAAGAAGCGCGGCGTAGATCAGGGGCGAGAACTTCGGATCAACCGGGAAGTGAAAAATATCATTGTAAAAAGTTCAGTAGAAGATCTGGCTACGGCACTTTCCGTTACCGGCGGATATCCGGAAGACAGTGAAACGCCGATCAATCTGAAAGGGTATAAGTATGATGACGGCGATATATATCTGTCCGGCAGTACGATTTATTCCCGGAGCGCAGTGGCCAAATGGAGCCGGTATCTTTCCGAAAAAGGAAATGGAACCGGTCATATTGTCCAGACTTACACCTATGATACGTTAAGTCAGTCAGAGTTGTGCAACCGTGCTGTATCCAAGTTGAAAAAGATCTATGATGCTGCGGTATCCTATGAAGTGGAGCTGGCATATCTGCCGGATGGAATCAAGATCGGCGATACAGTCAATATCGTAGATGACGCCGGAGAATTGTATCTGTCCGCGCGGATCATGAAGCTGGAATCTTCCACCTGCAACGATAAGTACACAGCGACACTGGGCGAATATCAGCTTAAATCAAGTGGAATTTCCGAGAAGATGGAGAACCTGTCTGCGCAGTTTGAGAAACTGGCAAAGAACCGGACATTTTACACATGGGTTGTATTTGCTGATACAGAAACGGGCGATGGAATATCAATCAAATCTGCTGGAAAAGCATACATGGGTATTGCATACAATCGGACGACAAAGCAGCCGGTTCTGACAGATCCGAGCGTCTACGCCTGGGTAAAGGTTGTTGGAGATCAGGGAATTGCGGGGGAGCCTGGAAAAGACGGTCTGACAAGTTTTTTTCATGTGAGATATGCTGATGTTCCGAACCCGACAGCGAATCAGTTGCGAAAGGATACAGGAAAATATATCGGTACCTATGTGGACTATATACTGGAGGACAGTACAGATCCTACAAAGTATACCTGGCGGAAGTTTCAGGGAGATGACGGTGAGGATGGCGCAGATGGCATTGCAGGAAACGATGGTGCGGATGGAGAAACCAGTTACCTTCATATCGCATATGCAACGAGTGCGGATGGAAAGACGGGATTTTCGACAACCAATGCAGTCGATAAGACGTATATCGGCCAGTATGTGGATTTTGAAAAAGCCGACAGCACAGATCCAGCGAGGTACCGCTGGAGTAAATTTCAGGGTCCGAAAGGCGATAAGGGAGATCCAGGAGAACAGGGCCTGCGCGGACTGCAGGGTGAAAAAGGTGACCAGGGAATTCAGGGACCAAAGGGCGAAAGTGGCAAATCCACGTATACGCATATTGCTTATGCAAATAGCTCTGATGGAAAGGTCAGTTTCTCCGTTTCTGATTCGGATCGTGATTATGTCGGAATGTATGTAGATGAGGTCGTAGCGGACAGCACAGACCCAACGAAATATGCTTGGAGTAAGATTAAAGGTGCCGATGGTACGCAGGGAATCCAAGGAAAGCCGGGAGCAGATGGAAAAACACCGTATTTTCATATCGCTTATGCAACGAGTGCGGATGGAAAGACAGGCTTTTCTATTACTGAATCAACCGGTAAGACGTACATCGGTGTGTATACGGACAATACAAAGACAGATTCTACCGACCCATCTAAATACAAGTGGACAAAGATTCAAGGACCGCAGGGCACGCAGGGACTGCAGGGAATCCAGGGACCACAGGGGGAGCGAGGTATTGCTGGAAAAGATGGACAGAACGGAGCTACAACATATTTTCATATTAAGTATTCTGCAGTTTCGAATCCGACGTCTGCAAGCCAGATGACAGAGGTTCCCAACACTTATATTGGTACCTACGTAGATTTTACGGAAATGGATTCAAACGATCCTGGAAAATATACATGGTATAGGCTTCAGGGGTTACAGGGCGAAAAAGGTACGCAGGGCCTTCCTGGGAAAGATGGATCGAACGGAAAAACTACCTATCTTCATATCAAGTATTCCAATGATGGGGGTAAAACTTTTACAGCGAACAGTGGTGAGACACCGGGAGATTATGTTGGAACATGTACCGATTTCAATCAGACGGATCCGACGACAGTTGGCTCGTATATATGGGCTAAAATTAAGGGAGAACAGGGTCCGCAGGGCTTGCGCGGCCTGCAGGGTGAAAAAGGTGACCAGGGAATTCAGGGACCCAAAGGCGCTGACGGAAAAGATGGAAAAACGACGTATTTTCACATCAAATATTCTGCGGTTTCGAATCCGACCTCTGCGTCTCAGATGACAGAGACACCGTCAAAATACATTGGAACGTATGTGGATTTTACACAGACGGATTCGGATGATCCGAAGAAGTACAGCTGGCAGCAGCTGGAAGGTTCGCAGGGGCCACAGGGAAAACAGGGAATTTCAGGTACCAATGGAGCAGACGGGAAAACCAGTTATCTGCACATCAAATATAGTAATGACGGTGGGAAGACATTCACCGGGAACAGTGGTGAGGATATTGGCGCTTATATCGGAACATGCGTGGACTATGCAAAAGATGATCCTACAAGTGTCGGAATGTATAAGTGGGCGAAAATCAAAGGCGAGGCTGGAGCCAAAGGTGATAAGGGTGATACGGGTAAGGGGGTTAAATCGACATCTGTTGCATACCAGGTTTCAACTTCCGGAACAACAGTTCCAACTGGCACATGGTCTGGGTCTGTGCCATCTGCATCCGCGGGGCAGTATCTGTGGACACGTACAATCATCACTTACACTGACAACACAACATCCACGATATATAGTGTCGGCCGTATGGGAACCAATGGTGCAAATGGCACCAATGGAAAGAGTATTGGATCAGTAGTCAATTATTACCTGGCAACGGCATCTTCCAGCGGAGTTACAACGGCGACGAGTGGATGGACAACAGCTGTCCAGTCGGTGTCTGCGGCTAAGAAGTATCTTTGGAATTATGAGGTTGTGAAGTATACCGACGGAACCGTGGCGAGTACAACTGTGCCTTGCATCATTGGATCATACGGTGATCGGGGAAGTAAAGGGGATAAAGGTGATACCGGATCAACCGGAAATGGTATTAAGAGTATTACCGAGCATTATGCAGTCTCCGCGTCAAATTCGACTGTTCCTACCTCATGGTCGTCTACGGTTCCGACAATGACAGAGAGCAATAAATATCTCTGGAACTACGAGACAATTACTTATACAAATGGGACAACTGTAGACACAACAAAACGAGTTATCGGTGTATATGGTAACAAAGGTGCTACTGGTGCCACTGGTTCACAGGGATATAGTCTTGTAGCAAATGTAGTCAGAGATGCCTTCACCGAGTCTCAGTGGACGGCATACGGAACTATTAATCACGAAGAAACTTGGTCTAGTACATCTGGTATCCGTAATGGCTGCCGAATCGGGGATATGTTCGCGATCGTTGGAACGGCAACAGATACAAAAAATGCTCATGTTGCTTATTATCGGAGTAATACTGCATCTGGAGATCTGAAAGGTTTATGCATAAGCCATACAATTATCCCGAGGGGTGCAACAGGAGCTACAGGTAGTAAGGGGGATAAAGGCGATACCGGGGCAACTGGAAAAGGCGTTAAATCCACAGCGGTTACATATCAGGCAAGTTCGTCTGGAACTACGATCCCTACTGGAGTATGGTCAGCAACTCCTCCGGCGACAAGTGCGGACAAACCATATTTCTGGACTCGTACGATCATCACCTATACGGATAATACAACTTCAACTGCTTACAACGTTGGTAGTACACCGGAAGGAATTGTCGTCGGCGGACGAAATTTGGCGACCAATACCAATAAAGGAACAACCGGATGGAGTTGGACAATGCAAGCTGGCGGCTATTCCAAAGAATCTGTATCCGAAACTGGGGTTAATACATGTAAACTTACACGAGATTCGGTAAAACAATCCGGATGGTCTGTAATACAGTTTTCTTATATTGGACGCACAAAATGGGAGGCTGACACGAACTATACCGTATCCGTAGATGTCAAAGCAAGCGTTTCTACATCGATGGACCTAAGCTTTAGACATAGTGACAGTTCAAACGTGTTGATACAATCATGTAAAGCCGTAAACAACAAAACAGTTGCGAATGTATGGACAAAACTGGTATGGGTTGTAAAATCAGCAGCACCATTGCCTAGCGGAACTTCACAGAATACATATTTCACTGGAATGAATAGCGGAACAGGTGTTTCCTATCAGTTTAAAAACCTAAAGATCGAAAAAGGCAATATGGCCACGGACTGGACACCAGCTCCAGAGGATTATGTATCTTTTGTTGATGTTGAGTATTATCTTTCAACATCGGCAACATCACTTTCTGGTGGATCATGGTCGACGACAGCGCCGACATGGGTTAATGGAAAGTATATGTGGAGCCGTACGGTAACAACGGACGGAGCTGGTAACAGAACGTATTCGCCGAATCAAAATGGAGTTTGCATTGCAGGAGCACAGGGAGCAACCGGAGCCAAAGGTGACAAAGGAGATACTGGAGGGACTGGTGCAACCGGTAAAGGCGTTAAATCTATTGTAGAACAGTATTACAAATCAACGTCAGCAACAGCCATGTCCGGCGGATCGTGGAGCACGACTTATCCTGGGTGGGAGAACAGTAAATATATTTGGACGAGATCGGTGATTACCTATACTGACAACACGACTTCAACGACAACAGCTGTATGTGTTACTGGAGCAAGAGGTGATAAAGGAGATAAAGGAGCAACTGGTCCTCAGGGACCACAAGGTCCTCAAGGTGTAAAAGGCGATAAAGGTCCTCAGGGAGATAAAGGTGCAACCGGCGCAACAGGTCCTCAAGGTCCACAGGGCGCTGCAGGTAAGGACGCAAATCAGGTAGTGCATACGGTAAATGGAAACGGTGAGTCAAATCTTTATGTCGAATTTGCTACAATAAAGATCACAGGTTCGTATGCAAATCAGCCAACAACATTTAAACTTGGTGGCAGAGGTTTTGAGACAACAGATGTCCAGTTTAGTTTTATCTCTGCAAATAACTCAGATCCTGGATTGGATTTCCTAAGATCTTCAGGCGGATGGTCGTTATGGATTTATAAAAAGACTACTTCAACGTGGGGCCTTATAACAAGATTAAGTGAACCGTATGGACAGCTGAGAGTATTTAACTATACTCAAGGTTCTGGTCCATATACAGTGACGTGGACATCAACCAAATTAGCTTCTTTACCATCTGGTTCAATTAATGCGAATCCTTTACAAGCAGCAAAAACAGCCACCAACTTTATGCAGTTTACTGATGGGACCGGATTGGAAGTTGGAAATAAAACCAGCGGATCTTGGTCTGGCTATCGGACTAAGATTTCAGCATCAGCATTTGAGATTCTTAACCGGGCAGGAACGACACTCGCATATTATGGTGATAAGTTGATCCAGCTTGGAAAGAACGCAAAAGATGCGGTTATTGAGTTATGTGGCGGTGTCGGTAAGATTTTGGTTGAAACAAAATCCGGCAATGCGGCTCTGTCAATCCAGAGCGAATATGTAGATATTAAAGGTGTCCACGAATCTGTATTGGAGACATCAAGTTCTTCTGGAAGCTGTATAGCCGGAGCTGTTGACGATTCTTTTGTTGTAAATACTTACTCGGATGCCAACAACAAAGCAAACTTTGATATTGGTAACGGTAGCATTATTCTTGAATCAAAGAAGAAAGGTTATCAGGCAGAGGTCGAATTTTATGGCTGTGGCTGGTCTGGAGGAGTGTATACTGGAGCGTTCGCACCGACCAAGGCGTACTCCGAAAAGATTATGTTAGGAGATAGTGGAAGAGTATGGGAGCGTTTGATTGTTAAAAACTCCCCACAGGTCACATCCGATCGCCGCGCCAAAACAAACATATTTCCACTCGGTGAGAGCAAGATCAATAAGACGGATATTCATTCAGAGCTGTTCGATCGCTTAAAACCAGTTCAGTATCGGATGATTGACGGTGATGGGCGCATTTGTTATGGATTCGTCGCACAGGATGTCGTAGAAGCCATGCGAGAACTAGGAATCCGAGAAGACGAGCTGGATCTGGTACACCACGACAGGAAGAACACTGAGGATAGCTATATTGATACTTATAGTATGGTATATACTAATTTGATTGCGATAATAACGCATGAGCTTCAACTCGAAAAGCAAAGAAGATCGAACCTTGAAGTAGAGGTTGCGGATCTAAGAAGTGAACTTGAATCCATGAGAGATAATATCTCTGGAGATACAAATTAATTTTTAGGAGGACAAAAATATGGCAGTATCAGCAACTTACACAAAGGACATTCATTATTCTGGAATCATCACAGTTGATGGCGAGACTGTTGTGTCTATGGACGCCAATATGGATGCAAAACATCCGGATGTTCCAATCATCAATCGCTACATCAACAACGGTAGAAAGTATCGTGCCAATAAAAAGGATATCGATGATGTTGTTGATAAATTTGAGAATGACATCTGGGACGAGTATGATAAGTACACTGCAGAGCTGGAAGAAAAGGAAAAAACTGAGTAGGGCCGGAAACGGTTCTTCTTCTGCGTTCAATAGTGGGAAAGAGAGACAGAGCAGTGAATGAAATATTAATGCAGACATATACGATAGCACTTCCAGTGCTGCTGGGCTACATCGTCTGGCTCTTAAAAAATCAGAAAAGGGATCGAGACGCGAACAGTAAGGGAACTATGTTACTACTCAGAGTCCAGCTGATTGAGTACCACAGCAAGTACACACAGCTTGGAGACATCCCATCCTATGCATACCAGAACTTCTGCGAGATGTACGAAGCCTATCATGTGCTTGGTGGAAACGGTATGATCACAAAGATGAAGCAGGAAATTGATGAATTACACTTAAAAAAGAAAGGCGATTGACATGGAACAGATTATGAATTATGTAAAACCAGAACTGATCATTGTAGCTATTGTCCTGTACTTCCTGGGCATGGGCCTGAAACAGGCACAGGCTGTAAAGGACAAGTATATTCCACTGATTCTGGGTGGTGTGAGCATTGTACTTTGCGCGATTTGGGTGCTGGCCACCAGTGAGGTGTGCACCGGGCAGCAGGCGGCGATGGCAGTCTTTACAGCGGTCACGCAGGGCATCCTTGTGGCGGGGCTGAGCAATTATGTGAATCAGATTATCAAGCAGACACAGAAATCAGAGTGAGGGCGGCCAACAACCGTCTTTTTTTGCGCCGGCGCAAATCTGCCGGAGAAAGGGAAGTATCATGAGAATTGACAGATCTTTTATCGGCAACCAGAACACCTACGAAGAGAACGATCCGCGGTGTATTGTAGTCCACAACACAGATAATTTCAGAGCGGGTGCCGATGCCCGCACACACGCAGAAGCACAGCATAATGGTGAGCTGTCCAATATGTCTGCCCACTATTACGTTGATGATGGAGAAACGGCGTACCAGGCAGCACCACACAGCCGCGGATGCTGGCATGTAGGCGTTAATTACGGAGGAACGAATCTGTTTGGAAAATATGGAAACCGGAGCAGCATCGGCGTAGAAATGTGTGTGCAGCAGGGGTACGATTACGAGAAAGCATTCCAAAACACGGTGGCCGTGGTCAAGGAGATCATGCATGAGACCGGCATCCCGGCGAGCCGCGTATACCGTCATTATGATATCTGCAGCAAGCACTGCCCTAGCCAGATTATGGAAAGGGATGACTGGGGTCGCTTCAAGAAGTTGATCAGCGATGCATCCAACACGCCGAAGCAGCCGGAAAATACGAAATACGAGCCTGGAATCTATAAAGTCAACGATGCAGCGCTCAACATCCGTAAGAGGCCGAACGTTGACAGCGAAATTGTCGGAGTGATCCGGGATAAGGGCAGCTACACCGTCACTGAAATCCAGAATACAAGCTGGGGACGGCTGTTATCCGGCGCTGGCTGGATTAACTGCCATACTAAGTATTGCACTTATGGCGGTGCAGCTCCGAAAGAGGAGCAGAAACCGACCGCAAAAGCGATCTCAATTGATGGCGTATGGGGTCCGGAGCTTACCCGCCGCCTGCAGGAGATCTTCGGGACCGGCGTGGACGGGAAAATCAGTAACCAGCCCACGACAAACAAGAAATACTGCGTCGGTATCACAGCGGCCGAGTGGAGCAATCATCTGTCCGGCGGATCAGCTCTGATCAAGGCCATCCAGAAATGGTCGGGGGTAACTGCTGACGGATACATCGGACCACAGACCATCCGCGCGATGCAGCGCAAGCTCGGCACACAGGTTGATGGTGTGATCAGCAATCCATCCGCGATGGTACGCGCCCTGCAGGAATGGTGCAATCGCCAGTAATCGGCCAACAAAAAAGCCCCGGGGATCTCCGGGGCAAAAAGAAACGCCGCAGATACGCGGCGAAAAGAATTGTTCTTTTTTCTGACCATTTTGTGTGTTCTGGTCACGTGTTATGATAACATATATATAGAAGAAATGCAATAAAAAATCCCGGGCAAATTACCCGGGAAACATATTGTATCATCGAAATATTTACAGTTACAATATATCATCTGTTATTGCATTCCGGTGGACCGGAGTTCCGTACCAGATGATACGGAAAAATCCAGTGTTTATGCGGGTTTGCGGGATTTCGGAACAAAAATCAGGAAACGAAAAAGTCGAAATACATGGTCCCGGAAGCTTTTTCATAGACGATACGATCCACGATGGAGCGGAGCAGAAGTCCTTTTTTCTCGGCTGGTTCCTCTGGATTTTTCAGAATATCATTGATGTTTTTTATCTCTTTCCGGAAATCTTCTTTTGAGATTGTTTCCGGCGGGGCGGCGGGCGTAAGCACGCGGTCCAGTTCTTCCTGCAGGCTCTGCCGTTCTTCGGCGAGCCTTTTTTTGTTGGCACCGTATTC